CAAGGTTTTACTAATTCTAACGCTGATGAAGTAGGTGAGAAATCACCACATCGTTCTAGTATACCTATTTGGTATATTCAAGAGTTAAATTCATATATCGATATAACTAAAACTATAAACAGTTCCGGATACAAACAAAATGTAGACTCAGAAGGTAACATTAAACTTACTAGAGTATTTTGGAAGTCTATGCGTAAGATGAAAATGCTTACGTACATAGATGAGTTGGGACAAGAACAAAAAGAATTAGTTGATGAAAAGTATGAACCAGATACATCAAGAGGACAAAAAGCTAAGACAATGTGGATCTCTGAATGGTGGGAAGGTCATAAAATAGGTGGACATATCTATAAAAGATTAAGACCTAGACCTATTCAGTTAAGACAAATGGATAATCCTTCTATATGTAAACCACCTATTGTTGGTTTTATAATGAATGTGAATTCATCTAAAGCAATGTCTTTAATGGATAGAATGAAACCTTACCAATACTTGTATAATGCTATTATGTATAGAACAGAGTTAGCTATTACATTAAACTTTGGTAAGATCATGCGTGTACCGTTACATGAGATACCTGAAGGATGGACTATGTCACAATGGTTACGTACAGCGTTTGTTGAAAAACTAGCTGTATATGATGCATTCAAAGAAGGTAATAAAGGAGCAGCTCAAGGTAAGTTAGCAGGTATGATGCAACAGAATAATCACGTTATAGATATGGAGCTTGGTGGATTCATCCAGCAGCATATTTCTATGCTTGAATATATAGAATACCAAATGGGAGTAATCTCAGGTATTCCACCTCAGCGTAAAGCTCAAGTGTCTACATCTGAAATGGTAGGTAATGTAGAAAGAGTATTAACTCAGTCTTCTCATATTACTGAAAAATGGTTTTCATTACAGGACCATGTTAAGAAAGAAACACTTACTCTTCTTTTAGAAACAGCTAAATATAAGTATAAAAATGTTTCTAGTAAGAAACTACAATACATATCAGAAGAAAACCTATTAGAAATAATAACAGTTACTCCTGACTTTGTAGAATCAGAGTTTGATTTACATGTAGAATCTATAAAAAACGAACAAGAAATCTTTAATACTTTAAAAAATCTATCTCTTACTCTTGTACAGAATGATAAAGCAGACGTAGTAGATCTTGTTAAAATATACACATCACCTTCTCTATCATCAATGACTAGATATTTAGAAACTTCTCAGAAAGAAAGACGTAAACGAGAAGAAGCTCAAATGCAAAATCAACTTCAATCAAATGAGAAGATAAAACAAATGGAAGAGCAATCTAAAGAAGCAGATAGAGAAAAAGATATAATGATAACTCAAGCTGAGTTAGACTTTAAACGAGAAGAACTATATGCTAAGATAGCTTCTGAAGGAACAGAAGTAGATATGGATAAACTTAAATCCGGAGAAGAAAAGATTAGATTAGAATGGGAAAAGTTTAAAGAGTCTCAAAGAGCTAATAGAGTAGCTGAAAAGCAAAAAGACGAAGAGATTTCTATTAAACGTAAACAAGCTAATAAACCTAAAGCGTCATAAATACAGCTCTAAATCTTCCCTAATCAGCATAATATTTATAATAGAGTAGATTATACTCTTAACTTTGTACAAAATTATTAACATAATTATGAGTGAAAATGTATTTGATAAAGCATCATTTGACGAGTCACCTCAGTTTGAGATGACCGAAGATGGTACTTTATTAGCAGTAGATTCCAAGGGGAATAAGGAAGATGGAACTACTGCAGAACCAGAAAATCCTGGCGATCCGACGTCACCAGAGAATTCCTCTCACTCACCTCTCCTCAAGTCCTTTGCTTCCGCTTTGGTTACTGAGGGTCGCCTTAAATTTATAGATCAAGAAGAGATTGAGAAGTTAGACTCTATGGAGGGTTTAGCTTCTCTACTTGATCAAGAGTTGAGTAAGAGAGAATATGCAAACCTTAGTGATTCACAGAAAAGAGTTCTTGATGCATTCAAGAATGGAATTCCTGAATCAGAAATTGTAGAGACTTCTAAAACAGAAGTTAAGTACAATGATGTAAACAGAGAAAGCTTAGAAAGTAATGAAAAATTAGTAGACACTGTATTAGAAGACTACTATAAAACATTCACTAAGTTTGATGAAGAAGAGATTAAAGACGAGATCACGAAACTCAAAGATTTAGCTTTAGATGTTGATAAAGCAGAGACTTATGTAAATAAGTTGAAAGCTCATAATCAAAATCTTTTAGATAAGAAAATTGAAGCTGAAAAAGCTAGACGTGCCGCTCAAGAAAAAGCAATGTCTGAAAGTATAGATAAACTTAAAGACAAAGTACATTCTACAGAGCAGATTATAGACGGTGTGAAGCTTACAGAGAAAACTCGTGAAGAAGTATTTAACTCAATGGTTAAACCGGTAACTAATGTAAATGGTACTGAGATGAATGAAGTATTCAACAGTTACTATACTGATGAAGACTATCAGATCAAGTTACATTATTTCCATGTATTAACAAAAGGATTTACTGATTTCAGTAATGTAAACAAAGTAGCTAAGAGTAACTCATTAAAAGACATTGATGAGCAACTTAGGAAACAAGCTTTACAAGATGAATATAATGCAGGTGAATACCACATTCCGTCTAAAGAAAGATCTAAAACTATCAATGATGGATTGAGCATTATAAAGAAATCATTAAGTCAACGTAATTACGCTTAAATTAACACAATAATATGAGACTTTCACCTTATCAAATGACAGAAGCTACAAGCTGGAAAGGTCTAACGACCGATAACCACTTGGGAGCTATGTGGAGAAGGGAACCTGAATTAATCAGTAATACGGTTACTGAAATTCAAGCAGCTAACTTCGGTAACAATATCGATAATATGCTTGCTAAATTCCCAACAAAATACATTGAACATGAGACTGACTTTACTTGGGAACTTAGGGGATCTGCTCCTAATAACTTTGGTTTAGTAGAGTGTCGTGTTAATGGAACAGCAGTATCCGATGGAGATCAAATCGGATTAGGTTTTGGAGAATTTGAATTAGTATTTTCTGAAAACTGGTTCTCACAAGAACAAGTAATTGGAGGAGAACATCCAGATGACTATCAAGTTAAAATTTTAGACGAACCAACCCCAGAAGGAGGTAACTATGTATATCGTTGTATTCTTTCTACAGGTGATTCTACTGAATACCTACCGTATTCTGAAGTAGAACCTGGTACACGTTGGAGCTACGAATTCACACCAGTTGAAGATACTCTTTCTCGAAGAGGTTCTAAAATTGGATTTACCACTAACCTTTCTATGAGAAACGGTATTACTCACTTCCGTATGGAGCATGAAACCCCAGGTAACATGAAACAACGTAGGATGACTACCGCTATCTATGACAAGGAATCAGGTAAAGCATTCTCTGTATGGCAAGATTATCAATCTTACATCTTTGATTATGAATTCCGTATGCAGAAAAACAGATTCTTAATGTTCGGTAGAACTAACAAGAATTTAGAAAACGGTCAATTCTCAATGAGAGGTACTTCAGGATATCCAATTAAAATTGGTGCTGGTATTCGTCAACAAATGGAAGTATCACATACTCGTAACTATCAAACATTCTCTTTGGATGATCTTACTGAAACAATGCTTGAATTGTCTATTGGTAAAAAACCATTTGACCAAAGAAAATTTGTTTTAAAAACTGGTGAGTACGGTGCAAAACAATTCCACGAAGCTGTTTTAGCTGAGACAGCAGGTTATTCTCCACTACAAGGAGACTATTTAGTACAAAAAGATTCTAGTCCTTTAAACTCTAACTCTTTAAGTTACGGTGGACAATTTACTAGGTTCAAAGCTCCTAACGGTGTAGAACTTGAATTGTCAGTAGATTCTATGTACGATGACCTAGACAGAAATAAAGTTAAACACCCTAATGGTGGTGTACTTGAATCATACAGATATGATATCTTTGATATCGGTACTACCAACGGTGACCCTAACATTCAATTGGTTAAACCAAATGCTTTCAAAGCGGATATTCACAAATATATCCCAGGTATGAGAGATCCTTTCACAGGAGATGTTAACACCGGTGCTACTGTATCACCTGTAGATGGATGGACTGAACATAAATTCACTGCTTGCGGTGTTGCTATGAGAGACCCATCAACAAGTGCAACTTGGAAATGTAACTTAGTATAATAAAATAAATAAAATGAGTGAGATCAAATTTAAAGACGGTAAATTACCTAACGTAAAAGTTAAAGTAAAACCAATTTTCAGGAAGGATGGACTTGCGGATATCGGACATGAAGCTAACTTCTTGTTCGGTAGTTCTAACTACAAAGTCACATTACCACTATCAAGAACTGGGAAAGATATGTTAGTAAACCCTTTTAATGATGATAAAGAGAAAGAATACCTAGAGAATGTTCTAGGTATTCCTCTCAATCCTTATGGAAAGGACAGTTACTTTCGTAACTATACCATTACACTTGATAAATCAATAAAAGTATTGGATCTTAGTGATCCTGTACAATACCTTAATTACTTAGTTCTTTCAGCAAATAAAAACGTGATCAGAAGCTTGAATAGCGATTATGGTTCTAGAGAACACAAATTTAAGTTAGTAACAGAAGATTTTGAAACTCAAAAGACAGCTGCAAAAGCAAACAATATGTTTGAAGCTTATGCTAAATTTGGAGAGTTGAGAAATTCTAAACATAAACTTAGAAGTTTCTTAAGAGCTTACGGTAAACGAGTTACTAATCAACCTATTGATTGGATGCAAGCAGAAGTACAAAAGATTCTAACTGAAGACATTGAAGGTTTCTTAAAAATTATCGATAATCCTAAGTATGAAAAGATTGTATTTATTGAAGATGCAGTACACGTAGGAGCTATTATAAAGAAAGATGGTAAGTACACAACAGCTGAAGGTGATCAATTAGCGTTTGACGGAAAGATGAATAATCTTGAAGGAGCTATTGAATACGTATTCAGTGATGAAAATCAACAACTATATCTTATCTTAAAAGATAGGATTGAAAATGCTGAATAATGACTAGTTCAGAAATGAAGGAAGCCTTTTTAATAGGCTACGATAAAATAACAAACTATGCCGGTAAAGGATATGAGGATAATGAAATCCAGTTATTCCTTAACCAAGCTCAGTTTAGAGTAGTTAAAAAAAGACTTCCTTTTTTTGAACTAAATGAAATTGTAAGGAAAGAGTTAAGTACATTAGTTAATGGATTTAGCTATACTACATCAGGGTCATCTGAAATAGTAGATATTACAAATGATGATCAAAATGGAGCAGACCTTTACAATCAATATTCAAAACTATATGAGTTTAACTCTAAGATATTAACAGTAATAAGTGAACATGCTGAAGATGCATCTGGAAATAAAATATCTGTTAGACCAATAACTCATGATGAACTCAATACTTTAATGGATAATCCATTTAGAAAACCTAATTGTAAAAGACTAGTAAGACTAGATCTTAGAGTTTCACATGGTCAAGGTTCAGGAGATAAAATTCAACATGAATTAATTTCTTCGGAAGCTTTTACTATATCTAAATATTTAGTTAGATTTGTACGGTATCCAGAAGACATTGTCTTAGGAACAACGGATTGTGAATTGCCAATCCAACTACATCAAGAAATTGTAGATGAAGCAGTTCTATTAGCATTAGAAAATGCAGAATCAACTAGATTAACTAATTTTTCACAAATAAAACAATAATAACATGTATCAAGCAAGACAAATTGCAGATGTGTTTGTAGGTAGCGCAAGTGTCGCTGCAACTGCAAATGCTTCACTAGCTTCCTTAAATGGATTAGCTAACGGTGAAGTTCGAGTATTCGCAGCAGACGGTTCAGTGCTTTTAGCATCAGAAGCTTCAGCAGCTACTAAGTTCTTCATTGGAATGAAAACAGCTAACGGTGATGTATTGACTTCACCTATGATTACCAAAGCAGATATTAAAACTTCTAAGTACAAAGCGTACTCAGCTCCGGCTGCTCAAGTTTCTTACTTTGGTTACAACGGAACAACTAATGCTATTATAGCACCAGGTGCTGTAGCAGATATTAGACTTAAACTAGCTCTTCGTGAGTCACTAGTAAGTTCACAACCTACTGAACGTTTGTTGTACGCTACTTGTGTTACTACTGCAGCTGATACTGCAGAAACTATCGCATTGAAGCTAATGGAAAACGGTAATGCTAACTTAGCTAAAGAAGCTGACAAAGCAGTACTTTATGAAAGAGTATGCTCAGGTGCTGGTGAAGCACTAGGTACAGGTACTGCAACTTCAGCAACTATTGTATTTACTAAAGGTAGTAAATTGGTTACTGGTTTTGCAAACGTAGATGATGCTACAACTAATACAGTATTAGCAGTAGGTGATTACCTAAGAATTGGTACAAACCTTACTGACCCTGTATATGAAATTGCAGCTATGGATACTACAGCTAACACTCTTACATTAGATTCAGCATACGTTGGTGCAACTCAAACTGTAGATGACACAGCTCTTAACAGAGTAGATGAAGCTTCTTTAGGTAACTTTGGTATCAAGATGACAGGTCAAGCTCCTAAATACAAACTAGGTAAATTCTACAACGATGTTGTAAGATTCACTCCAGTTGCAGGAACTGCTTACGGTGTAGTTTCTACTCCAGTTGCAGCTTCTAAAGGTTCAGGTGCAGGACAAGAAATTGCTGACCTAGAATGGTGGGCTGCTGGTTTCAAAGGAGAAATTTATAGAATGGGAGAACCTCATATCTATGAAAATCCTTTGAATGCTAATCAAAGCGGTAGTTATGATTTGATTTACTTCTCTTGGACTAAATCAGATGCAGCTACTTTCGGACCTGAAAACATTACTGCAGATCAACAAGTTTATATCGCTGTTCCAACTTCACGTCCTGGTTACGCTGATGGTGGTACTGATGACTTAGACACTGTTATGAATGCATTAATCTCTGGTCTTGGAGCATAATGTAAACATTAAACAAAAATAAAAAGGGGAGCTATTGCTCCCTTTTTTGTTTTATATTTGTACTATGGCACTAATACCTAAATTTACATTAGAAGTAAAACAAGATAAAACATATGTCATATCGGATAAAACCGGTGTTTATTCTTCTAGTAACACAGGAGGATATGGTTCACCTAATGATGAACTGACAGATGTTACAAAAGCTTCTATTGAAATGATAGACTCTCAAGGAACTCTTACAATAGTTGACTTGACTAACTCATTTCCTTCAGCTTATCCTTCTTATTACAATGGTGAATTTAATCATACACCTTTAGTATTAACCGGTAACCAAGATGTTTATAAGGTAAGATATAAAGTAGAAACATCTACTCTTACTTATTTCTCTGCATATAGTTATTATGTTATAGCTCCTTCTATTAGAGAAGGTATTGATAAAATGTTTGCTAAAATAGAAGATAAGATAAACTCTTTTGACTTAGCTCATTGGGTAGATGATTGTAACGTAGCAGAAGGATTATGGCAAGGTTTAGAATCATTAGCTGCATTAGGTGATCAAAATAATACATCAGCTATTATAGCTAAATTACAAAGAATAATTGAATTTGAATAATGCTATACCAAAGTGACATAAATACAGCTATTACAAACTGTAATAGCTATATAAAAGAGATAACAACTGACCTTGTTAACTCTTTATCTTATGGTACTAAACGTCAACTTCAATTAAAACGTAATCTCAATGTATTAAAAGGATGTAAAAGAATACTTTCTAATTACACTCCTTATAAAGTAGAACCTAAAACACTTCATAAAGTAACATGTTCTAAGTCTGATATTATAACTGTAGGTTCAACTAACTTCTATACAGATATAACATCAGGATCATTTAATAACACTGCAGGTAGAAATGATATACCAGGAGTACCTGCTTCTAATAGATATACTTTTACAATTGCAGAAGAGTCTTCTGTTTCTATTTTCTTAGACACATCAGAAAACGTAGATGCTTATCTACATTTATTAAATGCATCTAATACAGAAATAGATTCAAGTGATGACGATGGTGGAGATAGAGATTCTTTAATTGAAACTACATTAAGTGCTGGAACCTATACAATTGTTGCTAATACGTACTCTGATAATGAATATGGAAACTATACATTAAAGTTTTATTCTTCTAATCCGGTAACAGGGGATTTAGAATTTACAAATGAACAAAGAGTTTATAACTTAGGTTTACAAATAGAAAACTCTATAGTAAGAGGTTCAAATGTATACGTATATTCTAATATAGTAGAGAACATTACAGCTACAAATAGTACACAAAACTTAAATGTACTAACAAGTGCTGATACTATTCTAACTCAACTAAACTACTTAACTACTGTAGAATTACAGAAAGTAATCGATTCTATAGAAGAATATAAAGATAAAGAATATACATCAGAACTAAGTGTAAGTACACCTACTGATGATGTGTATAACGGAGGTTATCCAGAAGTATCATGTGGAACCGGTACTGGTTCTGATCATGAACAAAACACAGATATTAAGTTAGCACAAGGAACAGTTAATGAAGTTACTGCTGCTAATTTAAGAGCGCATTTAGATAATTCAGACATACATCTGACTACATCTCAAATAACAGCTCTTATACAATCTGTACTTTCATCTCAAAATGATGCTACATTTAATGGTCCTAATCAGGTAAAAGTAGCTGATGAGAATGGTAATGTAAAGATTTTAACTATAGGTGAAGATGAAATACTTACAGTTAAAAATGGTATAATAAAGAATTTAAAAGTAAATCGTATAATTGGTGGTGGTGCATCTACCACATTTTAATTAATTTTGTAATATGGCAAATCAAATAAGACAAATAGTTTTAAGGAAAGATACTAAAGGTAACTATTCTTCAAACAATACAGTTCTTAGTGATGGAGAACCAGCTATCATAACAATCACAACAGATGAATTTGGTTACTCTCCTGACGCTAATGATACTAGGGTTAATAGATATCTCGTTATAGGAGATGGTGCTACCTATGCTCACCAACTACCTCCAATAGGTCCTTCATTTGGAATTGGTCCAAGAAAAAATGGAGTAGATCTTACCGGTAAAGGTAGGTACGCAGGTATAACTAACTTAACATCTGTAGGTAATTCTCCTACATTTGCTACATTATGGGAAGCTGTAATGGAGTTATGGTATCCTTATTCTCCTCCAGGAGCATCATTATCTTTAAATGTAAGTAATCCTGTTGAAGTAGGAACTACACAAAATATAATTGCTACTCTTACAGCAACTGCAGGAAGGGATCCTATTACTCAATCTAAGATACTAAATGTAAACACAGCAGCTGATATTACAGTTGCTTCTGTTGCACCTTTTTCACCTGTAGTTACTCCAGTACAAAGTATTACGTATAACGCAAATGGTGTAACTCTTAGTAATGATTACTACAGACATAGTTTTAGAGGAGAAGTAACAGATAGTGTAGAAACTACAACTAATACTAAAAATGTAGACTTTGTACATCCTCACTATGTATTTACAATAACTCAAGCAGATAGAGCTACGTTCTTAGCTAAATCAGAAACTGACAGAGGTACTGATATAGTAGCAAATGGTTCTAAAGAAGTAAGATACAAAGGAGATAAGATATATACAGTTAACTCTGCAGCTACTCCTTTTTATTGGGGATTAGCGTTTCCTATTACCGGTTCATTTAAAAATGCTATAACAGGTTTAGGTCTTGCTTATAACGGATATTCAAAAGGTGGATTTACTTCTGCTTTTGACCAGTACAATGTAAGCTCAGATAGAGCTATCATTAACAGTGTAGAATATGGTTTTATCATAGGTAAATCAACAGTTACAGCTAACACATCATATAAAATATTTTTCTAATGGCAACTATAATTAAAGGAATAGAATACGATTTTCTACAAAGCTCTCAATCAGAAGCAGTACCTATCATATTTAACCATGATACAGAGAAACCTTCTGATGCAAGAACAGTTGTAGCAGATCTTGAAGCTCTTAGGAGTTTACCTAAGACATATATAGGTATGGTAGTAACTGTACTTAACTCAAGTGGTTTAACACAAGATAGTAATTCTAACGCAATTGCAAGTACATCTTTTGATGTATCAGAACTTGTGATTAAGCAATACATGAAAGTCCTTCCTAACGGACAAGGTGGATCTATTGCTTCCGGAGAAACTTCTAATATAAACGATTGGTTAGATTTGTCTGTAAACACTAGTACTACTACTATTAAAGATACAGTAGATATGAGACTAGAATCTTATCAAGTAGGTGATAACCCTGACTTGTTAGATGCTACTCTTAGATCTAATGCTTCTGTAGGAGATTTATATTTAGTAGAAAACTGTTACAATCCAACTGCAATAGCTTTAGCAAACACAAAACTTGCTCTAATTATATCAATGGATAGTGCTAATGGAGCAGATGCTTCTGCACTTGTAGAACAAGATTTAATCGATATTGGTGTTGTTGTAGATGATTGGGCTACTAACTCAGCAGCTATTAAAGCAGCTATTGCAGCTAATGATACAGTAACAGATGCAGGTTCTTCTGTACACGAAGTTCTTGTAGCAGAAATTCAAGTTACCGTAAACGGTACTGCAGATGCAGGAGGTACTGCTGTACCTAAAGCTAATAAAACTATTGATTCAATCGATGGAAGAACTGCTCCAATTGTAAATACTGCATTTATAGCTTGGAATGGTTCAGCTTTCGTATTAATTACACCGGCTTATCAAACAGAACCTACTACACCATTATATGCAGATTCTGACTCAGGTCAGTTTACTACTGATGTTCAATCTATTGCAAGAGGTCATATGACTGATGAATATGACGGAGTAAGTAGATTTAAAGCAGGTCAAATTATTTATAACTCTTACAATAGAGTTAAATCTGCAGCAGTAAGTACTATTCTTGAAAATGAATTATACCTTGTTCAAGGTACTGATACAATAGAATACAATTCTGTAACATATAATCCAAGTGATACATTTTCAGGTGTTACAGGACAAACTACTTTTATTAAAAATGGTGGAGAAGATTGTACAGTAGACTTAATTGTAGCAGTAACTGATGTATATAGAAAGATAACAGACAATGATACTGGAGGTATCCATACTTTAGACTCTACTACTGATTACTTAAAGTTAGGAACCACTGACACCGGTAATGGAAATATAGACGACACTATTGGTAATGCAGCAGGATCAACTCCTGATTATCCAGAAAAAACATTATCTGCAGAAGAAATAGATGCTCGTATTCAAGCTTCATTTTCATCATTAACCCTAAACACAGGTATATCCGGAGGTTCAGCTTCTACAAACTTTGATGCTAACGGAGTACCAATACCATAATGAGTTTAACTAGACAATTAATAATTAGAACAGATACTGCAGTTAATTGGACTTCAGAAGACCCTACTCTTAAGACAGGAGAAATGGGTCATGAGTCTGACACTGGTAAGATAAAAATAGGGGATGGTTCAACTGCTTGGACATCCCTTGTTTATTCTACTTATACAATTGAACAAGTTAATCTAAAATGGAATCAAGAGTTTGAAGAAATACTTGATACCAACACATCTCATGATTTTACTAATTTTGGTTATACTAAAAACTTTCATTTTAGTTCTTTAACAGCTAATAGAACAGTTACAGTATCTAATGCTGTAAATGGTTCTCAGTTATTTATTGATGTAGATGTTGCATCAGGAGAACAAAATCATGAGTTAATATTCTCAGGTGTAGGAACACCTAAGATACAATCAGACTGGATTAATAGTACTAACAATGGTGTTGTACTACCAGGTTCAGGAACAGAAACTACTTCGTATTCAGTAGTAGCTTGGTACAACGGAACTACATGGAGAATTAACGTAATAGAATTCTAATGTTACTTAAAGGACAAGGAGGACAATTTGCATGGAACAGAAATGGTTATTTAAGATATTTAGTTAATAAACAAGCAATTGAAGAAAATACTACTACCTTAATACCTGAACAAGATATTCCAAGACAAGCAGACAGACCTTATTTGTGGAAGAGATGTCTTAAAACTAATCAAGGCGGTACAGATGAAATAACTCTAACAGAAGCAGGAATATCTACAGGGTACACTTTACTATTTTGGGCTAAGTTTAATAGTGTTTCTCACAACCATTATATAGTTCAAAAGAGAAATCCGAGTATAGCACCTTCAGAAGGATACTACATGTACTCACCAGCAGGTGGTAATGTTTATTTTGGATTTCAAGCAGGGGGTTCAATAAATTTTGGCTCAGACTGGCGAGTATTAGACGAATGGCATCTATATGGTATAACTTTTAGTGGTACAGGATTAAGAGATGTAACTGTATTTAGAGATGGTGTTCAAATAGCAACAGGTAATACAGGTGTAGATTATGTGCCATGCACTAATGGTCAAAATTTAAGATTGGCAAATGATAGTTATGGTATAGCAGATTGCTATTGGAAGAATGTAAAACAATTCTTAGGTGATGCTCTTACAGCAGAAGAACAACTAGCTATTTATAAAAATGCTGATGTTCAAATAACTCCTACTACAGAGTATCTCTTTGAAGAAGGTGCAGGTTTAACTGTATATGCTAGTGATGGAACAGAAGGAACAATAACCACATCAAACATTAATGCAGTAAGAGTAGAACAAGAAGATGCTCCATTGTTGCCTAATAGCGGTGATGTTGTTGGGTTTAGTGATGTAGATTATGGTTATTTTAATCAAAATGCAAATAATGTCGCGTCTGCTGATGTTTCAGATTTAGAAATTGACGACTTTGTTCTGTGTTTTTATTTTAGAAAAGATGGCAGTGATGGAGTTACGCAGGGTATATGTGGTATTCAAGCACAAACCAGAGCAACTTTAGGACAGTCAGGGTATTTTATTCAAACCAATACAAGTAATAGTTTAGTTATAGTGTTTAGAAAAATTGGGGGTGGAACTGAAACTATACCAATAGGAACGGTGCTTCAATCTAAGAAATGGAATCATGTGGTTATTTACAAGAATGGCACAGACCTTAACTATTCCTTAAATGGAGTTAGTGGAAATCCAACACTTACCTTCAGTGAGATAGATTGGACTAGTACAAGTAAATTAACATCATTTGGTGGGTATGCAACTAACACTTTTTCATTTACGGAAGGACAAGTGTCAGTTACACAATTTCAATTAGGTGAATATAGTACTGCAAATGTTAATGCTGCTTTGGCACAAGAAACTTTACCTAGTCTTATAGCAGATATTCCGTTTAGTGATGGTAGCGGAACTACACTAACTAATAATGAAGGAACTAATCTTGCTATTACAGTTGACGATATTGAAGATTTTTGGAAAAAGCAGTACAGCCCTAGTAATGGAGTGACAGATGTAATATTTAACAGACCTTTAACCCACACAGGCAGAAAAGACTTTCCTTTAACTCCTTATCAAGAACCTGCTTATAAAGGAACTTCTACTGATTACGCTACTATGTCTCAATATGAGTTCTTAGCCGAAGAAGAGTATATTATAGAGTGGCTACAACTTAATTATACTAATGCGTCTACGGGGACAATTCTTGGAAACCAAGCTAGTGATAACTTTATAATTGGATTAAACTCAAACAGTTGGTATGTAAGATTAAATGATACACCATATCAGGTGGATACTACTCTTGACTTATCAGATGTATCTAACTTTAGGGTTAAATATAAACTCCATAACTTCACAGGAACTAGTTCATCAATTACGGCATTTGATATTGAAGCTTACATTTACGACTTAGACGGTAATGAACTAGCTTCAGACACTTCTTCAGGAGAGTTATGTGGTGGTACAATCATCAATATGATGTTTGCTAGTAACACAACCACACCTACTAGATTCATAACAGGTAATATCCCTTGGATTAAATTTTATGTTGATGATGTATTAACCAATCATTGGGAATACTTAGGTAACAACTCTCTTATTATTTGGGATAGAACAGCTAATAAGAACCATGCTACTATAACCACAAGTAATATAACCGCTAATCAAGGCACTCAAGATGTTTACAGCAGTAGATTGAAAGATGGATATAGTGAATCTCTCTATTTTAGAGATGGTGGGCAAGTTGCTGCTGCTAATAATACCATTCAAGACGAAACAACAGGAGATTTTACACTCTTATCGTGGGTAAGAGTAATTAGAGACAGTGCTGAATCTAGTATTGGAGACGACCAAGTTATAATAGGTAAGGGTTCAATAGGAGCTGGTAATCAATATGGGTACTTCATGTATCTAACCAACGGAGCATTACGTGGTGAAATGGTATACAATGGAACTAGATACCCTACAGATAATGACACGGGTGTGGACTTAGACAATGACTATCTAGGTCAATGGGTGTTAGCTGCTACTACTTTTGATAGAAGTGGTAATTTAACTGCTAAAATCGTTACCCCTAATGGTACAGTTCATTCATCCACTGGTAAAGACATTTCAGCTCAAGACGGAAACTCTATAACCAATACCAATACATTTAAACTAGGTAGTGGGTTTATATATACTGATAGAGAGCTAGATGGAAGTATATACCAAGCAGCTAAGTTTAACTCATTACTTACAGAGTCAGAATTAATTGCTTTACATACAGCAGGGTTGAAACACTCTTTTGCGAGTAACATTGGTGACTACACATCAAGCGGTAACTTAACAGGACATTGGATTTCACCTTCGGGTATAAATGACACATGGGAGGATACACAGGGTACTGATAACCTAACACCTGTAGGGTTAGAAAAGATTGTTATTCCTGCCAACCTACTCAACAACGGTTTAGACATATTCGCTAATACCCTTACTAACCCTAGCGGAGTTTACCTACCATCTGATATAAAACTCACAAGCCCAGTCTTTAGAACGCTAGACACAGCTTTAGAATCAAACGAAGAACTTTACAGAGATACAACAGATGCTAACGGAAATGTAGTAAAAGATAGACTATTAATTCCTATCAGTTACAATCATAGCGATAAAGGGTTTCCTGCATTTGACACAAATAATGGGGATTATGCAATGTTTACTCCTATTGATGTTAGAAACGACTACGGAAATGTAGGCGGGCAAACCAATAGATTTGAAGCACTTATTATAGACTATAATTCATCTCGTATGATTATGGGAAATAGCCTATCGGCGAACAGAGCTTTTGGATTTCAATTCGGTGATGTAATAGCTTGGCATAATGGAAGTAGTATTTATCAAGTAGATTGTGGATTAGGATTAGCTAGTAGAACAGAACCATTTATTGCTATATGGGAATGGACAGTTGAGAGTGTATCCTCAGCACCACAAGTTACTAATATTTATTTAGCTATACAAGATTTACAAGGCAATATCTTATTTGAATCTAATGGGTTACCTTCTAATAATACAGCAAACGCCTTTGCATATTTGGATACTATTGGTAATAAAGGGGGTACGTTAGGAGACCCTATTGATGCAACGATAGCCTACATAAAGTATTATAAAAACGATGTTATAACCCATTGGTGGCAATACGCAGGCAACAACTCATTCTTAGTTCAAGATGTTGTAGGAGACAATCATGGTTCAATTACAACAGCAGATATAACACTTAATCAAGGAGAGCAAGATGTGTTTAATTGTTTTGTTGATGGGGTTTATATTGACCCTAGAGAATATGCGTATTGGAATAATAATTCATCAAAAGTACAAATACCATTTACTAGAACAGATTTTAGTGGTGGAATAATTGAATTTGACGTATGGTTAGATGGTACTTCAACTTGTTTGCTGGGAGGTGTTGGTAGTGGTGGAGGTTATAACTTTATTGGCATTGCTACTCAAGGTAGTACTAATACTAATATAGGTAATGGCTACACTAATTTATATATAGATGGAATACTTACAACACCTGCGAATAGGGGAGAATTTTATAATGCCTTAAATAAAGGAAGATGGGTTAATGTTAAATATACAGGAGTTGACTTATCTGTATGGAGTACTTTTGTTACAGGTATTAATCTAGGTTTTTATAGTGCATCAATCAAACATCAAGGAGCTTTCCGTAATGTTAAAATAGATTTAACTGGCGATTTAATCAATGAAGCAGAATATTTAGGTTATGGAGCTACACCATTTACGGATATTACAGGCAATACGAATGATGGTACAATTTCTGGCTTACCTGATGTATTAGTTATAGATGATAAAATTTTACCTCAACACCCATACAACGGTTTAGATATATTTGATAACACCTTAACCACACCACGTAGTAAAGAAAGAACAAAATCTCTAAAATACACAGATAATGACTAAATACGCAAAAATACTAGATAGCAC